CGTCCGTAAAGGTGCATACCACGCACGATGTCAGCAAAGCTGTCTGGGTCACGGTAGTTCTCAACTTTGTTGATCTGCTCAGCAGAAGCAACAGCATCGTCCTGACCACATACGATAACGCCATAGTTAGCGTCTTGCGCAGTTACGCCAGATGTACCTGAACCAGTGCCTTTAGCAGGCAGGGCATTGGACTGATAAACACGGAAGCCGTGAATGTTGTTCAACACCAAGCCGTTTTGCAAGCCTGCTCCACCGAAGTCAGCATTCAACATGCGTGAATCTTCGTCTTTGAGCATCTCGATGAACACGGCGTCAAGTACAACCCAACGTCCACGTGCTTCTACGTTTGCTTGATCCATCTTACGAGCCATACGTGCAAGTACAGTCAATGGAGAAACAGTTGTAGCTGACAGGGCAGTTGCACCTGGCAAGCGTGGAGCCAATGGAATGGAATCACCTGCAGTCGCTGTACCAGAGATGGTCAAGCTACCGAAGTCAGTTGCGTCCAAGTGGTTTGCAGCAATGTATTCACCAGTCGCTGTCAAAGCAGTTTGCTTATCGCCAGCGGAAGTAGTGATATGAGCACCTGCAGTTGTGTGACCTGAGAGGTACGACAACACGTCTGTGTCCATAGCATCAGCCATCTTATAGGCAGCACGATCCGCAGCCAAAGATGTGAAGTCTACATTTGAAAACTGCTCTTCAATGTCATCCATTTTGAAAGCAAAGTAGTTAGCTTGGTCAATGGTGAGCGAGAAGTCAGAGTCATCAAGCTTCTCTACTGAGATACCTGTGTGACGCTGCAAAGAGTTGACTGTTACGTCTGGCTCTTTTTGAATGCGAACAGTGTCGCCTTGGTTTGCAATCTCACCAAAGTAAGAGTTGTTGGTGATTGCGTTAGTTACAGCAGAGCGGCGCAGTGCGATCTGTGCTTGTTTGGAGTAAATAATCGGGGAGAAGTTCCCGTCAAATCCACCACCAGCGGTTCCAATAGCCATAATAATTCTCCTTTATAGATATGGCGTGAGATTTAGACACTACATATCCACATTAAAAGAGGCTCGTTGTCTTAGGGTAGTCAGCATTGCTATCAGGAGGGCCATCCTTCAAGCGCTGGGCCTATACTCAGAGGTAGTTCTTCGTGTGGCTAGTGCTTAGTTAAAAGCATGTACAAGCAGTTTATACCTGACAATGTACATGCCTATAGTTTTACTTACAATTAGAGTAATGTCAATCTATTTCTTTGACATATCGTAAATAAACTTACCTTGGCGTTGAGCTTCAAAGATCTCTTCTGAGCGCTTTTCGTACTCTTTGATAGACATCTTGGCTACCTTAGATTCACTCAAAAGGTTTGCAGTGCTGTCCTCGCTAGGCGTAGTGTTTCGTTTAGTTCTTACTGAAGAGGCAGCAGACTTGTCAGAGCTTGAACCCTTAGTAGTCTTTATGTTATTGTCTGCCTTGTATAAATCAATAACACGTGATACTGACTTAGCGTCTTCTGAGTTCTCGTATAGTGCGTCCTGTACCCACTTAGGCTGTACTTCTGCCCAGTCGTGGAAAGCGTCATCGTTACGGATACCCTCAAAGTCTGGGTGCATCTGGAGTAGCTCAGCCTCAGCACGATCACGCTGTGCTTGGATACGCATACCCTCTATCTCTTTTAGCCTACTGTCTAACTCCGTAGAACGCTCAAGTGATTTCTTGTCTGCAATGGCTTCTACTATGCCAGCTACATCAGGGTACTTCTTAGCCCAGGCTTCTATCTCTTTGTCTGACTTAGGTAGTACCAACTCGTTCTTAGCTGCAGCATTTAGTTGTTGCTCTAGCTTCTCAAACTTAATTTTCCACTCTTGCTCTTTGTCTTGCATGTGGCGGCGTATGTCGGAGTAGCGTTGCTTGAACGTCTTTTCTTCAGAGCTTAGCTCAGTAGTATCTTCTTGTGCTTTGGCTTCTGGCTCTTCTTCTTGTTTGGTACTACTCTCTGCCTGAACTTGGGGTTCGCTAGGCTGTGAGCTATCGGGTTCCGCTTGTGGGGTTTCTTCTTGTTCTTCGTCTGGTTCATCTGATACGCCCCCCTGTGCTTGCATTAGAGCTTTTAGTTCTTGCTCATCACGCTCAATACGAGAAAGGTTACGCTTGTGTGATACGGAGTCCGTTTGAATAGTTTGTGCTTCTGTTGACATAGTTTAGTCTTTCTTATGTTGGGGCCAGCCGTAGCTGGGTAGCCTTATAGTTGTGTTGGTAGTCTAGTAGTTACTTCTTCTTTTTGTTCTTCTTGGATCGTTTAGATACGAAGCCGCCTTTGTACATTGGGCCTCCAGAATTACCTGTATCTTCTTGAGTAGAAGCAACGCCTGTCCCTATTGATGTTGCACCAGCAGCTGCTGCCTCTGCAGCAGATGAAGCGCTAATTCCTATATCTATAGCCTTTTTTGCTGCCGCTGCTGCAGCTTCTCCATCACGGCCTGCTGCTTTGGCAGCTGCAGAAGCAACCTCTGCTGCTTGACTAGCAGTTTGTATATCTGCAAAAGGATCATCATCGTTGTTATCACTAAATCCTTCGCCCGTACTGTATGTACCACTCGGTTGTCCATATTCTGTCTGATAGCCTGCTTCAAATGTAGGCACTTCAAAAGCCTCTTCACCGCCTGCTGCTGCTGCAACCGTTGCAGTCTGCTCTTCACTTAGTCCGAATATATCTTTTACTTTACCTACTATATCATTAATAGTCAAGTCAAATATACTACCGCCTTCAGGGATAGCATAGCCTTGTTTCTTCATTTCAGCTTCGATTTTCTTCTTAGTACTATTAGTAGCCCAAGCACCAAACGCACCAAAGATAGGATTAATAGCAGCCATACCTGCCATCATAGCCATTGCAGTCCTGTTCTGTGCGTAAGCTTTTTGTAGTTCTGATTCACTCATACCCGTATAATCAACTGGCTTAGCTGCCTCAGGGGGTGGTGGATCGTCATTACCAGTACTTACTGCAGTCTCTGTAGTTGTAGCTACAGGTTCAGTAGTGTAGCCCTCAGCTACAAGCTGGTCATACTTAGCTTGTTCTGCAGGCAGTGTCAAAGACACCGCAATACCATCAGGAGAGTAAAGCATGACTACACTTGATTGCGTAGCTTGTTGTGAACTATCAATGATCTGCTGGCTTAAGTAACCCGGCGCAAAAGCTGTACCCATACCTTGAGTAAACTGAGCTTGGTAAGGATCAATGTTTGACGTAGAAGCATTGCCTGCGCTTACGTCTGTACCGGGTGCAGCGTACAAGACCTGACCGCCTTTGTTGTACTCTCCTGTATTACCTACAGCTTGAGGAGGTGGGACCATACCGCCTACAGCCATACCCATCTCTTGTAGCATTGCAAGCTCTTCTGGAGTTAGTGCGCCACCCGTTTGGTTGTCCATAGTTTGACTTACAGGTTCGCCACCAATGCGTCCTTCTGCTTCCATCTGACCCATGCCTTGTTTGGCTTGAGTTCGTAGATCCTCAAAGAACTTAACGCCATAGTAACGTGTGACATCAGCAGGTACAACGTACTCGCCTTCACTCAACTGAGCAGGTACATCATCACGTACCTCTTCTGCCATTGAACCTGGAGGTACTTCATTGCCACTTACAGGGTCTACAGTAGTACCATCATCTGCGATACCACCCTCTTGAAGTAGCATCTCCATTTGTTTTGCTTCATTGGCTTCCATTGATTTCGTCCCTCATATATTTCAATCTACGTAGTGAGGCGATCTCGCCTTGAACCCTGTACATGTTATCAGGTTGATTCTCTTGTTCTAGTCTCACGTGTGCTGAGTGTATCTTACTGTCTAAGTACTCTACGTAAGCGTCCCATAGTTGCTTATCATTGACTAGCTTCTTTAGTGCGCCATTCATTTAGTTCGCCTCTGTACTAACCCACCTGTGTTGAAGCGTAGTTCAGTTTCACTAGGATATAACTTCAAGTCTTTTATGTTTATAGTCTTTGCAGTAAAATACTCACCTTCTTTTTTCTTAGCAGCTACATCTTTAGCAAGACTACCATTAGGGAAACTTAATGCCATCTGCCTATCTTTAAGACTTATGTAAGGTTCATACTTTAGCTTTTTAGTGCCTAGCTTTATTTGATTACCTAGTTCTGCTTTAAGCTGCTTAACAGCTTTATCATAAGCTACAACGTATGTATTATGAAAACCTGACCCTTTAGATATAGCTTTTTTATATTCGTCATTACCTACACCAAAGCGCCTAGTTGCTAGCTTTTCAATAGGAGGTAGTACTATTTCATCAACGCCTTTAGTTTTAGCGTCTGCTATAATAGACTGCAATAGGACACGAACAGAATCAGTTAGGCTGGTTAGAGGTGTTTCCTTCTTATCTACTACTCTGTTAGCTTGATATATTACATCATTAGCCTCATCCATAATGAGACCTAATATATTGTTCTTACCAGAGAAGTTATACACATTAAGTTCTGTCTTAGATAGTAACTCGAAATAGTCCTTTATGGCTACAAGATTAGCCTTTTTAGTTTTTGCAAGCTCATCGGGCCAGTCAAACCTATCTTTGAATAACTGTTGAACTTCTTTGTCTTGCTCTATATTAGTTAACTTTTTATTGGTGCGGATAGGAAGGTACTTATTAAATACAAAGTCTTCAAAGTCTTCAAGTACTGTACCAGGAAATTCAAACTCAGGTTTAAATGCTATATCATCAATAGCTAACTTAAACTCTTTCCTGTATTCGTCCGTTAATTCTTTTAGGCTTTTAGCAGCGTCATCCGACATGTTTTGTATAGCGTCAGACTGTAGCTCTTCTATAAGAATGTAGTCAGGGTCTTGATCAAACCTTATGCTTGCTAGATCTCCATCTTCACCTAAAGTCTGTCTTAAGCTATACCTTGTGTGTGCGAGGTTAGAAGGGCCAAAGTGAGTAGTAAGGCCTAAATTTTTATTGGCTACATCTACACCCACCTCTTCATAACCAACCTCTTTATCAATAAGATCAGACTGACGCTGTGACGATCTGTATTTTTGTGGTTTGCGAAGGGCTACTACTTCCATAGGGTCAATCATAGCATCTTGGACTGCTTCATCCGTAGTGTAACGGATCTCTGGGTCTAGTTTGAAATCACGAAACTCTAGTTCACCTTTGGTTACTTTAGGTGCTCTCTTGCGTACAAAGGCTTCAATGTTTTCGCCTTTAGTACCCTTAGTCTCACTTATACTAGCGTTAGCAATAGCATTATCCGCAGGGCTGTAGAACCTAGCTAAGACAGGGCTGTCGGGATCTGCAACATCAAACATACTAGCCCCTTTAGGTAAATCCTTGAACATAGGATTGAACTTAGGGTTATCCGTAATGCCCAGCGCAGAGCTAAGCTCTTTAGCTAACAGTCTGGTTATACCGCTCATTAGGCTACGTTCCCACTAAATCCTTGCTCACCGGGTTGTGGCGCTGTGCCTGTACCCATCTGCGCTCCACCTGATCCTGTAGTATCTTGTACGTTAGCTCCCGCTGGTGCTTGACCTTCTGGACCCGGCGCTGGGCCTTGAGGTTGGGGCTGTGGGTTCTGCTCTTGGAACTTCTTAAATAGCTCAGCTTGGATAGCTGCGTCTTGCATAGAGTTAGTCACCTTGTCTGGGTCAAGATCCATAGACTTAGCGATCTCACGAATGACGTAATCCATCTTAGCAAACGGTGCAAGGTTAGGATTAGACGCTACCTGCAAGAACTGCATCAGACGTTGTGAGCGTACCTCGTTAGACATCAAGCTTTCAGTACCTGACGCTTTTACTTCCAAGTCACCCTTGATTGTTTCATCGTAGTCGAACTGCATGTTGAACGAGAAGAAAGCTTTACCTAAAGGGCCAAGCAGGTAGTCATCTACGTTCTTAACTACACTACGGATACTACCGTTAGCTGCAGACATAAGCATAGAGATACCTGAAGCTGTACGCCCTACGCCTGAGACACCCGTTTGACCGTGAGCAAAGCTAGGAAAGCCAGTACTCTCATCAGCCAATACACGAGCCTTGTCAAAGAGTTGCATGTTCTCTTGAGCTACGTTAGGAAACTTGGTTCCGAAGATTGCTTGACCAGGAGCACCGCCTTGCCTACGGAAGATCTTGCCTGGGTACACACTCATGTCTTGACCCGGTACAAGGTTAGTCTCATCGACTTCCATAATAAGGTTACCAGAAAGTGCAGCATTGTCAATAGCCATACGCATAAAGCCATTCATTAATGTCTGTGTATCGTCCATGTTCTCAGCGATACCTACACCAAAGAAGCTGTATGGGTTGTGCTCGTAAGGTGTGGAGTAGTAAGGAATACGTGCAGGTTTGAATGGGTTAAGAACCATACGTAGTACTTCACCGTTACATACCCAGATGTTACAGCTTACTTCGTTTAGATCACGTAACTCTTTAGGGATCTTTACGCCGTTCTCTTCAAGAATGTCAACGTCAACGTAACCCCAGAACTCCATAACTTCCCAGCGCTCAGACTGAGCAGAGATGTCATCGTCTTCCATCTTCATTTCCCAGTGCTTACGCACGTAGTCTGGGCTTTGAGCAATGGCATTTTCGATAGACTCATCACGAAAGTAAGGACGCCCTTTAAGAGAACGCAGTTGATTACGTGACATCTTGTGACGTTCTACTGCATACTCAGCATCATCCATTGAGGTAGATTCTGGGTCAGGGTAGAAGTTCCATACAGATACGTGGTTACACTCAGGTACAGTCTTAACTATCGGAGAGTACTCACCGTCTTCACCCCAGCTAGGGTACTCTTTATCTACAGCAAATGGGCCTTTCATTACTCCTGTGCCAAGTAGCGCCATCTCGAAAGCCATAGAGCGCAGATGCTTAGATGCACCGCTTTCGTTAAGCTGATCGTGGATCTTCTTTTCCATCTTCTTAGCTGCTACCATCGCAGGGTGGAACGACACAGTAGTTGGAGTAGTACCGTCACCTTCGATGATCTTATCACTCACAGGAGACAACTTACCCTTGAGACCCGCTAAGCGCTCCTGTAGATCAATGATCGTTTCTCCAGGTAGTAGCTTACCGTCATCGCCTAACAGCGCTGTAGGGGCCGCTACGTTCTCTGTGACAGCCCTTCCCTCTTCACCCGCTTTATCTGCGTTAGGATCTACATTAATGTGTACAGCGTCTGCTACACCGTCTGGTAGTACTGTAGGGTCAACGGAAAGTGGGAACTTGTTGTTACCGAAAAGAACGTCTACGATCTGACCATATGCTGCTAGGGTCTTAGTCTTAGTTACCTTAACAAATACACGTGATTTCTCTGTATCAGTGAACTGTACGTCTGTACTGTATAGGCCACGGTAGTTACGGTAAGCACGTAGCCAACGCTCTTCATCAACAAGTCGAGCATCCTCTGCACGGCTAAAGCGATCCTTAACAAAGCTAACTACACTGTTAACGGACTCAAAGAGTTTATCGCTACCATCTTCTGCAGCTACTACTTCATCTGTGTCGAAGTTTACGTCTTCTATGTCTGCCATATTTTAATACCCGAATGTTGAGTCTGAAGCTTGAAATCCAGAGCGTTGATCCTTAGCTGGATTGTAATCCCATAGAGAACTACGTGGTCTTGTCATTATACCATACCTTAACGCATCATACAAGTGGTCTTCTGCATTTGTGTCTACGTCTTCTGGATTTCTTTTGTCCAGTGGGATAGACGGTAGCTGCGCTACTACGTTTGTACAGGTAGAGAAGAACACTAATCTAGGCTCTTCTGTGTATTCATCTACCTGCAGTCGGCGGTGTAATTCGTTCTTTCCTGATATACGTGAGCCTTTTGATCTATCCGAAGGACGCCAGCGACAGCCCTTCATGTTCATCTGCTCCGCTAGTGAGGGTCCAGTATCACCTCTGTTGTGCCATAGTGAGGAGTCAAGTACTCCGTAGCGTATAGTTCCATCTCTAGCCTCTGCCTCAAGTATCATATCAGCTAAGTCTGTAGCTGTGACTTTAGAGCAGTACAACTCTCTATAGACTATGAGTTGTTCTGAGGGAGTTACTGCTAACCATACAACCCCAGTGAATGAACCATAACCGTAGTCACACGCTCTGAACTTAGTCCACGAGTCAGGTATCTCAAAGGGTTCAACAACGTGTATATTCCTGTTGAACTCAGGAAACGCTGCACCTTCGTTAACGTCCCAGTTACCCTCAAGTAGTTGTTTCTTTTGATGCTCAGGTAACGACAGAAGCATTGCTTCATAGTCGCCACTCTCAGCTAGGTGAGGGTTATCGAATAGACTAGCAGGTATAAACCTACGCTTAAATAAAGGCTCACCCGCTCTGCTGTGACCGTTAGGGTACGCTAGGGTTTCACCTGTCTCAATGTCTGTAGCCCAGAAAGGGGTGTTAGACGGGGCTGGATCAATAAACATCTTCTTGACCCAAGAGTGTCCTGGCCCTCCTGGGTTAGTTGTAGCCCTCATGTAGAGGCCTAACTCTTTGGAACTACTACGTAATCTTGAGCGCATATAATTCCACCCATAGGGTGACTGCCATTGAGTTAGCTCGTCGAATGCTACGTAGTTAAACGCCTGCCCTTGGTAGCGCATGACGTCTGTGTCTTTGTCGAGGTAGGACATCCAAAGACGTCCCCCTCTAGGAGTGGTCCACTGAGATTTACGTTCCGACCACTTTATACCGGGTATAGCTTTAGGGTACAGGTCTTGGCTTTTCTGTATTAGTTCCCTAAGTTCTTCTGTTGTGTGACGTACAAGTAAGCCACTAAAGTCTGGGTTATTCAAGTCACGTAGTGGATCTGCTAGCGTGGCGTAACTCTTACCTCCACCCGCTGCCCCACCATATAGTACTTCTCTCTCACTAGACGCTAGATATTGTGTCTGTGGCCCTGGGTTGGGCTGGAATACTACTTCCTGTGCAACTAGAGGATCAAACTCTGCTGGTTTAACTTGAGCGGGTACTGTCTTCTTCTTCTTCGTAGGTGTAGTAACCGAGTCTTTCTTTTTCGAGGATCTCGTACTGCCTGAGCGCTTTTTCGAGCCGCTGGGCAAGCTTGCGTTTAATTGAAGCAAGTGACTTACGTTTTCTTTCGACATCTATACGCTTTTTCAACCCCATGTGTGATATGTATCTACCTGACTGTGTGGACAGCCACGCACTAACTTCCCTGTAACTATACTGCTTTAGGTGCTTCTTTGCAAGTACTAAAAGCTCTAATTCTTTAGTTATAGGTTTTAGCCAGTCATTATCCTCTGGGTCTATCTCATAACCGAAAGGGACTTGGGTAGATACTCGTGGGATTCTCTCCCATCTCTTTACTTTAAAGTCGGGCTTAGGCAACATCCAGTAGCCTATACTCTCTCGTTCTTTAGTTTTAGTTACTCGTTTCATCTTGCTCTTTAGGCGGTAGAATGAATAAGCCACCTGACGCTTTTACTTCTACTCGCTCTGTCTTTACAATGCCTGCACGATCAAGTACTTCTTTGGCTGCAGACATCTTCTCTTTCACGCCAAGCTCTGTAGGATCTACAAGAGCCTGACCGAAAGCTACAGCTGCCTTAGGACCAATACGTGCCATGTACGTCTTAGTACCGTCAAAGATCTCATCCTTAAGAGAATCAATGATAAGTCTTGTAGGAGTGTTATCACTGTAGCCAGCAAGCTTCTTAGCTTTCACTACGTCACCGCCAGCCTCATCGAAGAGTACCTCTAAGAACTTAACTTGATTCTCTGTAAGTTGTCGTGCCATTACACTGCTTTCTTATGTTTGACTATCTGTACCGTAGAACCGTTGTTTAATTTCACCACGGGTAATACCGATGTCTTTTAGTTGTTTGTCACTCATGTTGTTAAGTAACCAGAAGTCAGCTCTCATCTGCTGTGCTTTTGCAAGTGAAGTACCAATAGAAGCAAGGAACTTAGTCACTGCTTTAAAGGTACGTTTGATTGAGGTAGTTACTGCAATTTTAAACTGGCTTGGGTAGTCGTATGTTAAGTACATTATGTAGTCTCCTGTGTTATGCCGTTCTTGGCAT